ACATTCAACGAAATGGCATTCAGCATTGAGCGTACAAGCGTTGTTGCTAAGACACGCGCGTTGAAGGCAGAGTACTCAGTTGAATTGGCACAAGACTTGAAGGCAGTCCATGGTCTAGATGCAGAAAACGAACTAAGCACAATTCTTTCAACAGAAATTCTTGCTGAAATTAACCGCGAAGTTGTTCGTACAGTCTACATCGCTGCTAAGATTGGTGCTCAGGTCGGTACAGCAACAGCAGGTGCCTTCGACTTGGATATTGATTCAAATGGTCGTTGGTCAGTTGAAAAATTCAAGGGTCTCTTGTTCCAAATCGAACGTGAAGCTAATGCAATTGCTCAACAAACACGTCGCGGCAAGGGTAACTTCATCATCTGTTCTTCAGATGTAGCAAGTGCTCTGGCAATGGCAGGTGTTCTTGATTACGCTCCTGCGTTGTCAACCAACCTTAATGTTGATGAAGCATCTACAACATTCGCTGGTGTTCTGAATGGTCGTTACAAAGTGTATGTTGATCCATATGCTGCTAACCAATCTGCTAACCAGTTCTTTGTAGTTGGTTACAAGGGTCAGTCAGCGTTTGATGCTGGTATGTTCTACTGCCCATACGTTCCACTACAATTGGTTCGTGCAATTGATCCTAATACCTTTGCTCCAAAGATCGGGTTCAAGACACGCTACGGTATTGTTGCTAACCCATTCACGACATTAGATGCAACCAATGGTCTATATACGGACAGCAATTATTACTATCGTAAAGTGAAAGTATTGAATCTTATGTAAGTTTTGTTACATAAGTATTTGATATAGAGAAAGGGACTCGATTTTGAGTCCCTTTTCTTTTGTCGAAGTTTTATTTCTATTTAAAATAAAAAAGGGAACCACGAACGGGTTCCCAGGACTACTCTTATGCGCGGTAGTTCATTATTATTTATATAAATAGTATACACACACTAAGGAATACTATGCCAATACTATCGTGCCCCTTCCCATCCAACGTAAATCCTTTATCCCCTAATGGGTTCAGATTTGGTATACAGAGAGCACCTGATCTGGGATTTTTCTGTCAGTCTGCATCAATTCCTGGTCTCACACTGAACCAGAATAACCTTGGTACACCATTATCCAACATGGCGATACCAGGTGAAACTCTGGACTTTACTCCATTGGAAATTGAGTTTATGGTTGATGCTGAAATGAAAAACTATCTATCCATATGGAACTGGATGATCGGTCTAGGATTTCCAGAGAATCATCAACAGTACACAGATTTTCTTGGGACAGATCCAATGGGTGGTAATACTGAACTCAGCAAGAATTTGTCGGATGGCACTTTGTCCATCCTCAACAACTCCTTCGTTCCAATACAAACCATCCAATTTATTGGAATGTTCCCAACATCACTGAACACTCTGACTATGTTGTCGACTGCCACTGATGTCAACTATCTGGTCTGCAGTGCAAGTTTTCAGTACAGTTTTTATCGGTTCACATGAAATAATTTGACTTTTATTATGAAGCATAGTAAAATTATATAGTTACCATCAATAACGTGAGGAATGCAATATGAACATTACAGAAATTCAAGATATGTGGGATACCGATTGCCAAATAGATGAACTACATCTAGACAAGGCATCACTGAATACACCCCAGTTGCACTCTAAGTATCTAAGATTGATGACTGACGTGAAGTTGAAACTCGCAAAGACCAAACTAGATTACAACACGTTGCGTCAAACCAAGTTCAGGTACTATCGTGGAGAATTACCCCGTGAAGAATTAATTGATAGGGGATGGGATCAGTGGCAAGGTGTAAAACCATTGAAGTCTGAACTGGATGAATTTCTAGTGGGGGATACTGATCTAAACAATACCAATATCAAGATTGAATATCTCAATACCATGATATACACTATTGATTCTATCTTGACTGCTCTTAGAAATAGGAACTGGGACATAAGAAATGCCATCTCATATAAGCAGTTTCAAGCAGGCGGATGATCACAGTAGAAAAACTCAATGAAGTGCATTTGCTGGTGCGGTGCGATGATTCCATTGCGCAGGAATTATCCGACCATTTCAAATTCCGAGTGGAAGGATATCAGTTTGTGCCTTCATATAAAGCAAAAATCTGGGATGGATATGTAAGACTGTTTGATCTCCACCGCAAAACATTATACGTTGGTCTATATGATTTTTTATTGAAGTTTGCAGAGAGACACGACTATACAGTGGAGACAGTTGATCCAATTGTCGTTGATAATAATTATACCATGGCAGAGGTTCACGAGTATCTAAAGTCACTGGATTTATATGGTCATGGCAAACCAATTGTTATTCGTGATTATCAAATTGATGCCATCCACAATGCAATCAACACTAATCGTGCCATACTCTTGGCACCCACTGGATCTGGTAAATCTGCCATACTGTATAGTATCTCAAGGTGGCACATTGAACAGAGCAGAAAGATACTGATCCTCACCCCAACCACTTTGTTGGTAGAACAACTCTATAATGACTTCACAGATTATTCCAGTAGCAATGGTTGGTCTGTGGATGATCACTGTCAAAAGTTATACTCAGGATTCACTCGAGATTTTTCCAAGCATGTCATGATCTCAACTTGGCAATCTATCCACAGACAACCCAAGGCATGGTTCGAACAGTTCAATGTTATACTCTGCGACGAATGTCATTTGGCTCAGGCAAAGTCTCTAGTCTCTATTTTAGAAAAGACTGTTAATATGCAGTACAAGGTTGGTACCACTGGCACACTTGATAATAAGAAAGTAAATGCACTAGTGTTGCAGGGAATATTTGGACCAATACACAAGGTAACCACTTCCAAGGATTTGATGGATTCGGGCACTCTCGCCAAGTTGAACATTATTTGTATTGTGCTGAAATATGCTGATGAGATAAGAAAGGCAAACAAAGATTTGAAGTATCAGGATGAGATTGACTTCCTTGTATCCAACACTAAGCGAAATCATTTCATAAAAAATCTAGCACTAAATACTAAAGGTAATACACTTGTATTGTTTCAGTATATTCGCCATGGCACTGTATTGAATGATCTGATTAAAAATACTGCCCACGAAAATAGGAAAATCTTTTTCGTGCATGGTGGAACTGATGTAGAAGACAGAGAGGCAATCAGACATATTACCGAACTGGAATCAGATGCAATTATAATTGGGAGCGTGGGAACACTAAGTACAGGTGCCAACATTCCTTCAATTGAAAATGTCATATTCGGATCCCCCAGTAAGTCAAAGATTCGAAATCTTCAGTCTGTTGGTAGAGGTCTAAGAATCAAAGATGGTAAGACGGAATGTAAATTATACGACATTTCAGATAACCTATCTTGGAAGAATAGTAAGAATTACACACTGCTCCACTTTACTGAAAGACTAAAAACCTACTCTGAAGAGAGCTTCAACTACAGAATCATGGAGATAAATTTATGAGTGAAGAATTAGGAGAAGAATACGAACCAGAATATCTCTGCATTAAGTTTTCTTCTGGTGAGACTATTATGGGTGAATTGGTTGAAGAGACAGAAAATGAGATATCTCTTGGTGGAGTTATGTCTGTATCACTTGTACAAGTTCTTGGATCTGGTAACTTAGTTGCATCACCTTATTGTAAATTTACTGAGGGTGGAGTTTTCTCCTTCAATAAAAATCATATACTATTTGTTAAGAGACTACATCCAAAGATTATTGCAAACTATTTGAAATTGGCAGAACGCATGGAACTGGCATATTTGCCAGTAGAAAATGATTCTGAATTGATGTCAGATGATGATTTGGAGATGAATGACTATCTGGATGCACTTGAGAAACTAATCAAACCTAATGAAGAGTTCGAACCAAGTACTGAAGAAAGCGTAGGTAAGAAATCATTTGTTAGAGGTAATGAAACTAAGCACTAATGCACCCTTTATCAAACCCTACACCGCAAGTATATACATAGTCAAATATAAAGGCAACTATTTATCATAATGAATATTCACTTCCTAGGAAAATAAACTTTACTGTAATGATGAAATAGACTATACTTATTCTTTATGGAGTGATATCTTATGGCGTATAAACATTATGTAAACAATATCGAATTTCTGGCAGCAATGATAGAGTTCAGAAAGGACGTACTGGCAGCAATAGAAACAGATTCGGAACCACCCCAAGTGCCACCATATATCGGTGAATGCATTTATAAGATAGCGACCCACCTATCATACAAACCATGCTTTATAGGTTACTCATACAGAGATGATATGGTGTTTGATGGAATTGAGAACTGCCTTCGTTATATCAAAAACTTTGATCCCGCAAAGTCCAGCAATCCCTTCTCGTATTTCACTCAGATTATATACTTCGCTTTCCTGCGTTGTATCTCCAAAGAAAAGAAACAATCACATATCAAGCACCGTATCATACTTGAGGCCCCATTCGAGTTTTTTGAACTCCAGGAGCAAGACGAGGACGGCGAGTACAGCAATCAATTTCTGGAAATGTTACAGACAGCACAAGCACAGAAACAATATATGCCACCAACAGAAAGAGCAGTCAAGAAACCAAAGAAGTCAAAGGATAAATTAGATCTATTTATGGGGCATGACGAAAATGTATAAGGTAACATATTACATGGCGGATGCTATGGTTGCATCCAAGTGGTTCAAGTCAATGAAACTGGCAGCAGCATTTGCTATCACTCTTGGTGTATTTGATGTTATTGAGATC